AAGAACCATCTACCGTTAGAGAACCATCGACAGTTGTAGGACCTTTAATACCTCCGGGTGCATACAATGCGGCGGGTGTGCCAGTTGTAACTCCAGATGATGCCATTTTATATTCTTACAGAGAGATTCTTTTTCTCAGAACGCACTTAACTTCGTTAAACTCCACTTGAGGGTGGTTCCTACATTATCTTCATTAACTGTCATTATAATAGGATTGAGGTATTTTGCATTCTCATCAACCTTTGGTTTCAACCAATAATCTCTGACTCCTTTATCATCCACATCAAATGGGAACCCAGTGAGAACCTCTACCGCTGTAGCAGGAACAAATAATGGATTATAAACTGCTTCATATTCTGCAGGTGGTTCAAATGCCAAAGAAGTAACCACTTGCCCAGTTAATTCTTCTTGGGCAAACTCAAAAGGTTGATTAGTAGTATCGAGTGGTGCAACATCAGCAGGAGATATAGCACCGGTTCCAGCATCTAACACCGTCCACAACGATAGATAGACAAATGCACTTGCTGTCTGGGGGACACTCACAGAAAAAATCCAAACTCCAGTATCTACGTTTGTAAAGGTTACTCCTATATCTACGTCACCGCCACCTTCTGGGATAGTTACTGTTCCAGTCTTCGTTATGAACGCTGGGGCGTATACTGGACCAGCACAACGTATTGAGTTCGTAACAGCAAGATTGATATTGTCTGCTGTCTGTGTTATCGTAGTTCCAGTAGAACCTTGTGGATTTGGATTCGTCTGAGTGAGCGCTATATTAGGGTCGCCAGTAGGACCAGCAGTAATACTTATATCCCCAATTGCAGTAGAACTCATATTCCCTTGCGCCGTAGAACTTATATTCCCTTGTGCCGTAGAACTTATATTCCCAATTGCAGCAATACTTATATTTCCGTCTGCTTCAAGATTTAGGTTCTCATCTCCGATAATAGTTACGTTTCCTTGCGCCGTCGCACTTATATCTCCAACTGCGGTAATAGTCAAGTCTTCGCGCGAACGTATAAGGTTAGCGATAAGACCTCCGGGTGCGGTTAAACAACTAGGAGTCAAAGTTGATAATTGTGCGGATGCCATTTATTGTATTGTTCTTATATTATTTCTATTCCATTAAGCGGGCAGACAGTCCTTTCCTACTCCTTCCAGCACCGATGGCACCACCCGCTCCCATACCACCCGCTCCCATACCACCATATCCTAGTGCTCCCATAATACCCTTCGCCTTACCATACGCACCATCATCGGGAAGCGCACTCTTAAATGCAGAGACTGCTGGTTTGGTTGCCCTATAGATTCCCATTGCCTTGCTGAGAATGTTACCCATAGAACTGAGGAACCCTCCACCAGACCCAACACTGCGCACTAGTTCACTGCGAGTAGAGCAACCTTCTGCCAGAGGAGCGCTGATAATATCTTGCTCGGACAACACACCCTTGATGATACGAGAAGAACCGCGGATGCTCTCAAAGAATCCACTGTTCACTGTGATAATGAACAACTGAGGAGTCACTGAGGCATTAGAGGTGTTCTTCACTGTAATGTTCAACTGAAGGGTGAAGTTACCTACCAAACTTGGCGCTTGTCCGCTCTGTAGACTGATATCTTGAGAAGGTTTGAGAACCAAAGGACCGCCAACCAAAGGAATACGACCGCTTCCCAACTGAGGAGACTGAACAGAGAGGGCAGCACTGGAGTGACCTTGACCAACCCAACTGTCCCAGTCCATATCCAAACCGTTCTTGATTGACATTGCATACAACTGCTCAGTAGTCACACTAGACAACAGACCGCTAAAGTTGTCAAAGTTCACACTCAGAGGGTTAGTAGTTCCATCAAAGGAGGTTGCCAAAGGCAAATACCAATCTGCTTGGGTGCTATCACCATACGACTGAGGTTTGGCGTAGATAATCAGAAGGTCGGGAATCTGGGGAAGCGTAATAGTCTGGGACTGAATCTGTGTAATCTGACCGGCAGCGACTGGGGACTGACTGGTGGTGATGTAACGGGGAAACTCCATATAGGGAACCACTGACTTAGGCGGCAGAGGAACATCGAGAGAAGGAGTCAAAAATTGAACGTTCACAACGGAGCGCTGGAATGGGTTTGCGCCATACAACTGAGCACCACTGATAGTGCGTCCAGTCCTCTGGGTAGAACGAACCAAACGGGCAGCACTGGACTGCAAGTTCATAATCAACTGGATGTTGTTGATACCGAAGAGACCAGTATCCCACTCGTGAACATCAGCAAACACAAAGGGAGACAGCACCAACTTCTCAGTAGAGCGGAACTGGAAGTAGATAGGGAAAGAGGTTCCCGCTGCCCATCCAGCAGCAGGTGCTACGGGGCAACCATTCTGGACGTCGTAGGGAAGACCATTGGCAGGAGAAGAGGAGGAAGAAGTCCCCAACTGAGCACCGTTAGCATCACAGAACACTACTGCCCAGAAAGCACCGTTAGGAACCTCATCGTAGGCAGTGGCATCCTCATACCCACCCATAGGGTTGTTATTGGCAAGGTAGGAGTCATTGTAGTTCTGGTATTTATCCAACATTGCGGGGCAAGTGCGCTGTAGACGATTCTTCTTATAGTCGGTCAGACGCAACACCTCCTTCAACACATCTTGCGAGTTAATCACTGCAGTGGTGTCGTTAATGGTTGCGGTCATTGTAGATGCCAGAGAGTTCAGAGGGAAGGCGCACAAAGACCACTCGCGACCGGGCATTGCGATAGGGGTTCCGGCAGGAAAAGGAGCACCGCTAGAGTTCTGAACACTCATAGTCATCGTCACAGTAGAAGACCACTCCAAAGCGCGGTCTACAAACACATTCTCGGAAGGAACGTAAATATTGTAGGTGTGCTGAGAAGAAGTAGCAGCGATAGCGTTGAAAGGAGCGTTCGTCACAGACAGCGCGCCTTTTTCGACCGCATACATTGGACGTTTTTGCACAATCCTCGCATCAAATACGGACAACTTCTCAATATCGGCAGACATCTTTTATATCCTTAACAAGAGATTCTTTTTGGAGGCGTTTTTATTTTGAGGAGGCAGCGAGTTTATGGCGGAACATAAACTTAATAGACACTGAGGAAAGGTTGAACATCTGGATTGGATAGAGTTGAGAATCCAACCTACACTTCCAGAATATCTGGCAGTCCACATTCCGAACTTCTTGTTTGGACGTTCCAAAGTCGGAGATACGATACTCTGCAGTGGGTGCGTAGTAGATAAAACGCTTGTAGGTATCTACCCCACTAACGGATAGGTCCGGTGCCACATCCGTAATGATAGGTTGAAAGGCAGACGGTGCGACTGCACTAGAATTACCCAAGTCTCCGGAACCCAATACGTTAGGAGGACCAGTCTGCTCAGCGCGGACACCCAGTAGTGTAGAACAGAACACTATACTAGAAATAGGACTCCAGAGTTGTGAGGTTGACAACCAATCTTGTTCTGCTACCCAATAGTATTGTTGCTGTGCTGCGGGGACATACGCTGGGGCAAGAGAAGCAGTCTTATAGTCCAGAATGTTGGTATAGAACTTATTGGGGAAGAGTATTTCATTCACATACCCCGCTGGTGCTACTGTGGGACTAGGGAATGGGGTAGGACTGTTGAGGGTTTGGTTATTCCAATAATAATTGGAGAAGTTAGCAAACAACCCAAACATATTTGTATCAAACCAGAGACGGAAGGTTGCCTTAGAAGTCTGAGGGGCAACGGGTGCTACTACGGGTGCTTGCTCTCCAAAGACTCGGGTATCTCCAAACAGACTGAATCGGTTAGTTGCGGGGTCATACTTGAGGGTAGGGAAGTTTCCTAGCAACGATACAAAGTCTCCTAGGGTTGGGTAGAGGGTAGTAAAGTCACCAGCAAGACCGCCCGCTGCTACGTAGGCAGTATAGAATGCTCGGTAGGTATCTGTAGCACAGCAAGTGGAAGGTGTTGCGGACGTAGGAGAGAGACCGAGTTGTGCGGGGTCTAGCATTGTAGTATTCCAAAGGTCAACCCAATGTTGAATTGTGTAGACCCAATAGTAGCGAGTGCTGATATCTTGAGGTCCAACTAATCCAGATATGTTTGTTCGGGGAGGTGGTGCTACTCTAGAGTTCTGAGTCTCTGAAACGTATCGGATTGCTCGGATTGCTGGGGTTGCGGTTACCGTTCCAAAGGAGAAGGTCTGCTCTGCACTCACTGCCATCTCGTATGCTGTAAGGTTGACATCGGGTTGACCGGTCTGAATAATAGGGATAAACAAAGGCAAGTCTAGGGAAGGACCATTCATTGTGAATCGGACAATGCTGAAGTGGTATTGGGAACTATCCCTAATCAATGCTGTGTCCCTCGTCTCGTTAAACCGAATCTGGGGGTCAACAATCGCAGCATTCGCAGTCCCGTCATTCGTCTCGTTATTCACTATCTCTGCGTTGTAGTAGATATAATCCGGCAGTTCAACAGTTCCGCCATACGATTGAGTGCTGGAAGTGAACATCTTTATTATTAAGCAATAAGATTATTTCCCTATCGTATCGTATGTAATACCTACAACAAACTCATCTGGTGTTAATCCACTCTTATCAATGATTGCCTTGTATTGCTCTATACTATACGGGGCATACAAACAGCGGACTACTGAATGACGTCCACACTCCGCATTTCCAGACTTCGAGGATTGAAAGGGGTGTGTATTATAGATTACTGGTTTCCCACTGCGTTTCAATAGTTCAGTCAAATAGGGTTTCCCTTCTCCGTATTGGTGCTTCTCTTCTTCCGATATAGATTGCAAGGGTTCTTCTGGTTTCTTCCCGTAGGAATCAAAGTATTCTATGTGGTCTTTCTTATCTAGAAGACAAACCCAATGCCCCGAGTGTTCTGAGAACGTAAGATACAGAATGATACAGCGTCCTTTGCTATCGAAGGGTATAGATTGGTGTTCTGAGAGTGTGGGATAAGAAAGAATACTGATGTCATCTCCTAATGCTTTGCGTATGTCATCATCCGATAAGGCATACCCTTTTGCTCGAATAAGTGCGGAACGTCCTCTGTCCATTTATATCTAGGTTATAAATAAATGATGTTGTTAGGAATACAACCCTCTTCTCGTAAGGATAAAAAATTAGTCGCAGTGTTTGATTTGGGTGATGCTACAAAGACAGTCCACTTTGGTGCCAAAGGTGCTTCTGATTTCACACTCAACAAAGACCCAGAGCGTAAAGAACGCTATTTGAACAGACACTCCAAACGAGAGAACTGGGAGAACCCTTTGACCGCTGGTGCGCTTAGTAGGTGGATACTCTGGAACAAGACTACATTGAAGGGAAGTATTGCAGACTTTAAAAAGCGGTTTAACTTGTAGGCAATTGATTCCCTACTGCTTCCCAACCTTCTGCTCTCTGTCTAGCAAACAGTTCTACCCTAGGAAGGTCTCCACACAACTCTACTATCTTCTGTCGTATTAAATCTGGTTTTTTAGAGTGCTCTTCAATCACTGTTTCAACTACTGAATGGACAGAATGACTGATTGATTTAGGGTTCCCTTTGGTTGCCAATAAACAATACTCTGGATTGCTACGGGTCCAACTCCCCATACCCCAAAAGTTAGAACCACACTTATTCTTCTTAATCCAAGTGAAGGCAACCGTCTTATACTCAAACCCCCACCGCTTTATAGTATAGAGTGCTTCGGGTAATAAAGGTGCAGTTGCCCATATAAATAAAACAGCATCCTTCGTTGTTTCTGGAATCGGATAGTCATATATATCAATCATTCTCATAGCATTGTAGGACTGACCGTCCTTTGCTCGGGATGGTATCTTATTTGATGTTGCAGTGTAGTTCCAAGGGGGGTCTGCGTAGAGTATAGAAACCATTTGATTATTACCGAGTATAATATAATGAGAAAGTTAACCAGTGGTGCGGTGAAATCTATACTCCTCTGTAAAGAAACAGTAGG